TAGAATATTCTGGTTTTATTAGGGCTAAAAATGCCTTCGAACAACCTCCGTTAGTTAGACTTTATAATATTTACTATCCAGGAGAGTGGTATCCTTATTTGCCATCACGTAATCCTGCTGAAGGCGGAACCGGATTAGCATGGCCTTCAGGATTTCCTTATCGTTTTGCAGAAGTGAGAGGAGATACTATTTCTGATATTAGTTACCGTGCATATTATGATGGAGAAGACTATCAATGTTATCCGATTGAATCTGATGGTATTGGTCTAAACCAAGATGGTGAAGTTAATCAAGTTAATGTTCGTATTTCTAATTTTGATTCTCTAATTGCTCAAATTGTAGAGAATTCTACTATTGCTGGAAATTGTTCTAGTGCTATTAGTGGAACGGTAAACTTTGAAAAAGTTCATAATTTAGATCCTGCTACAGTAGTTAATTCGGCAACTTATGATCAAAGTATTGTTGATAGTACTTATGCTGGAATTGCTAATTCCGCTATTACTTTTGATAGATGTATTCAGTTAAATGGTACTTGGAACCCCTCTAAACAAGATTCTCGGGATTTACTTGGTGGTGTAGTTGAAATTAAATCTACTTTTGCTACTTTCTTAGATTACTGGCCTGAGTATAGTAGTATTAGATCAGTTAGTGGTAATATAGTAGAACTGTATTCTACTGCTCCATATAGAATTAATGATAATGTTACTATCAAAGGAACAAGAGGAAAATCAGCTAATGTTAAAAATATAGTAGGAAATTTCTTAGAATTAGATAGTAAATTAGATATTGGAATAGGAACTAACTTAATGATAGTTAATCCTGACGCTGATCCAGAAGCTTTTGTAGAAGATGTTTTTAAAGTAGATAAATTAAGTTCTTTGAATGGTGCTTTTGCTGAATTTTCTTTAACTAGTTGGTTACAATATTTTAAATTATCATTTCCACGTAGAAAATATTATAAAAATACTTGTCCTTGGATATACAAAGGAGAAGAATGTCAGTACCCAGATGATGGAACTGGAACTATTCCTGGTACTTCTGCTAGTACTGCGTTAACAGCTAATGGTTTTTGGACAACGAAAAATGTACAGGTAAATACTGTATCGGCAAACGATGAATGTTCTAAAAGTTTTGTTGCTTGTAAATTACGACATAATCAAATTCATTTTGGTGGTTTTATTGGGACGGGTCGTACGATACCAAAGGGCTAATGGAAAAATATAAAAAATATCTTGGTAAAAAACATAATTATCTTAATACTAATTGTATTACGTTAATAGCGGAAATATATGAAAATGAATTACAACGTGATGATTTTAAAAAAATATGGGAATTTGTAGATCTTAAAGAAGGTCATCCTGAGCAAGAGAGTAGATGGTGGAAATTTTTTACTTTAAAAAAACTACTTAAATGTGCTAAAGAATATGGAATTAAAATTGAAAAAATAACAGATATTGAAGAATACGATTTTATTATTTTTACTACTAAAAAAAGAAAAATTCCTATTCATTTTGGAATGTATATAGGACAAAATATGATGATTCATATTGAAGAAGGATCGTATTCAAAGATTGATATGTTAAATGATAGCTGGAGAGAAAGAATTCATAGTGTCTACCGACGAAAAATGGTATAAAAAATATACTGGTTTTCCATACACACATTTAGGTGATAGTATTAAAAGTGGAATTGATTGCTTTAATCTTATTAAATATGTTTATAAGATAGAATTAAATATTGAAATTCCCTATGATACTGCTGATTTTTGTGATATTGTGGATGAACGTTGGTATCAAAAAACTCATGATACATGGATTGATAAAGCTGCAAGTTCTAAGTTTGGTTGGGAACAAGTTACAGAGCCAGAGATTTTTGATGTTATTACTATGACAATCGGATCAACAAATGTAACTAATCATTGCGCACTTTATGTAGATAAAAACCGTATTTTACAGACTATGTTAGAACATGAATCTTGGATTGCTCCTTACGGACGTTATTATCAACAATATACAATGGGAATATATAGATGGAACACAACACATTTAAACAATTAATTAATAATATGAGAGATCATGCTGATTCACAACATCCAAAAGAATGTTGTGGAGTTATTACAACTGATTTTAAGTATGTTCCGTATAATAATATAGCACCGGACCCAGAAAATTATTTTGTATTAGATCCTATTGCTTTTGTAGATCATCCTGATGATTGTTGGGCCATATTTCATTCTCATCCTGATCAAGATAATCCTTTGCCAAGTGAAAACGATATTGAAAGTACTTCTTTTGAAGAATATAAATTTATTGTTGGCTGGAAAGAAAAATTTTATTTATACTGGTATGATAATAATATAGAATCATTAAAATTTAAAAAATTTACTGAGGACTATTTACGTGCAGAATATAACTCTTAAATTTCACCCAATAATACAGAAATATACTAATGGATTAAGTGAGCATACAGTCAAAATTAATGACTTATTAGATCTCCGTAATTCATTAGAACATCTGTTTCCACAATTAGGTACTCACATAAAGCGTATTCGTTGTGGATTAAATTCTCGTGAAAATATTGCTTTAGTTAATAAAAATAAAAGAGTTTTGGATAGAGATGACTATTTAATAGGAAAATTAAGGAAAACTGATACTTATTTTCACGTAGTTCCTTTATTTGTAGGTGGTGGGGGTAAAGGTGGTAGTAGTCAACTTTTACTTGGAGCTGCTTTAATTGCAGCAGCTTTTATTCCTGGTTTAGGAACTGTTGCAGGTATGAGTGTAAAGGCAATGATGCTGAAAATGGGTATGAGTATGGTTATAAGTGGTGTAATGGGTATGCTTATGAAAACTCCAAAGCCCGCTGTTGAAGGTGCACAAACTACGGACTCAGAAGCTCGAATTGATAATAAAATTTTTCAAGGATTACAAAATACTACGCAATCTAATACTCCAATTTCTATAGTTTATGGAAGAACTCGTGTCGGTGGTCAATTTATAAGCGGAGAAATTTTGAGTATTCAGCATGGACGAAATGAAAGTATAAAAGTTTCAGCGTTATTTCCTCCAGGAGCTAATTAAGTGTCACAAGCTGTTACTCTTAAATTTCATCCTACAATCCAAAAATATACTAATGGAGTCAATGAACATACTGTTAATGTAAATGATTTTGTGGATATTAAAAATTGTTTAGAATCTTTATTCCCCGCTCTAGGAATTCATATAAGACGTATTAGAGGGGGTGCTAATAGACGAGAAAATTTAGCTCTAGTTAATAAAGATAAACGAGTTATTAGAACAGAAGATTATTTTCTTAATCGTTTAGATAAAAAAGATACTGAATTTTATGTAGTTCCTCTATTTATAGGTGGCGGTGGTGGAGGAATGGGACAAATTATTCTTGGAGTTGCTTTAGTAGCCTTAGTTGTAATGACTGGTGGAACTGCAGCAGCTCCATTAGCTATGGGCATGACATCAATGGGATCAGTAGGAGTAGCGGTAGGCACTGTTTCTACTTTAGGAACTATTGCAGGTATGGGTGTAGGTAGTATGCTAATGGGTATGGGAGTCAATCTGATTATAAGCGGTGTTATGGCAATGATGATGAAACCTCCAAAACTTGCTGTACATGGTGCTCAAACTACAGATTCAGAAGCCAGAGCAGATAATAAAATTTTTCAAGGATTACAAAATACTACAAATTCTAATGTTCCAGTTCCTATGATTTATGGAAGAACCCGTGTAGGAGGACAATTTATAAGTGGAGAAATTATGAGTATTCAGCATGGACGAAATGAAAGTATAAAAGTTTCAGCATTATTTCCTCCAGGAGCTAATTAAATGTCACAACGTCATATTACTACAATTAATGCAGCTCCAAATATTCATGGAGCTAAAGGAGGATGTTTTCCAGGAGACGCCTTAATATTAACCCCTTCAGGAAGTACTCCTCTTAAAGATTGCCAAATTGGTGATAATGTTCTCTGTTATACCCCTGATGGAGAGGTACTAACTCGACCTATTACTGAAGTCTATACTCATGGTAAACAAGAAGTATTAGAATTTATTTTTGGAGTAGGACGTTTAATAGTTACTCCTAATCATTGGGTATTAAAATCAGATGGTCAATTTGCTTATGCTTCAGATTTTGAAAAAGGTGATTATTTACTTGATTTAGAAAATGAACCTCAAAAAATATTATCAATTCAACAATTACAATCAGAAATAGTATATACTTTAACTGTGAGAGATTATCATACTTTTTTTGTTAATGGATTTAGAGTTCATAATAAAGGAGGAGGAAAAGGCGGTGGATCTCCTGCTCCAGCACCTACTGAAGAACCAAATAATTTATTTTCTACAGATATTGTTTTAACTACTATTGCATTAGGTGAAGGGC